CCTTGTTGCATCCACTTAGGAACATTTTCATATGCCGTCTGTAAACGACCTAATAGTTCTCTAGCAGTTGCTGCCTTGTTTGCAAGAATACCAATATTTACACTATCATTAAAAAGCAAATAATGCAACAAGTATGATATAACAGTTGTAGATTTACCTGTCTGACGAGGCATCTTACAAATGTTAAATCTATGTTCGTGGAAATTATTGATTAAACCTTCTTGGAAATCATATGGTTCAAATGGCATCAAACCAGCATCAAGAGTAACGATCTTTACATGCTGTTTTGCAAAGTAAACAGGATCTTCTCTACATGCAACATATTCTAAAAGTTGTTCCTGAGTAAACTCAACAGGAACATTCGCTTTCTTTAAATTGGGATTGCCAAGATAAATTTCATCAACTTTTGCCATAATTACATCATTTCATACTTAAAAATTTTTTGTTGTTTTCTATCGTGCTCTACTGTTTTGTTTTGTAATTCTATTATTTTCTTTAAATTTTCTACTTGTTTTTCTAAGTCTTTAGTTTTAAGTTCCTCCGACTTGGAGGATTGGTTCTCCAGGTTCATGTTCCGATACTTGGTAGTTCCAGAGTTTACCGCCAGGATACACTTTTCTCATTTGATCCTGAACGTCTCTGCGTGAAG